ACAATGTTTAATCTGTTCCTTGCTCGTGTCATTCCCACATAGAATACACGTCTTTCTTGATCTCGTTGCCGCCAATACTCTGCATCAGCTTTGCGAGTTAAATCTGTTAATAACATAACATTGTCTGCTTCGCCACCTTTAGATCCATGTATGGTTGATAATTTTATTCGCGGTTGCCTTCTAATATTTTCACCGCGACGTAACACAGCTCGTATGTAAATTGATTTTGTTATTGGAATATTTTTTAATGCTTCGAACCACGGCTTGTCTCTTGATACTTTTAATCCATAATCTTTTTGTAACATGTCAAACGTATACATCTTATCTGAATCGACATTACGCATACCTTTAAATTCTTTTGCAACACCTTCGCCTGTTTGTATGTACACATAACAACTACGAACAGACTTTAGATCAACAGCTTTACCGCGACGTAAATCTTCCCACGTTATTATTGCACGGCGTATTCTATCACTAATAGATGTTTCATCATCACGTTCAAAATAGTAACCATATATTTTTAAATCCTCTTCTAATTTTGTAAGTCTATATCTGTCCCTTGCTAACACAAGCCAATCACCTTGTTTCATATTACTTAACCGTTCAGCAGGATAGATATTTATTTCACCGCGATCATCTTTTGATGTCCACTCTTTATCAACTCTATCTTCTATTCTTCTAATTAACTTATTTGCCTTTGCGTGTATAAGCTGTGGTAAACGATAAGACTTGTTTAATATTGTGCGTGTGCCCTCCATGTTTATAAGAAACTCTGGTCTTGCACCTGCCCACAAATATATCGCTTGATCATCGTCACCAGCTATATAGACACGTTTTGCATTACTAATAATTCTTTCTATCATCTTCCATTGTAACCAACTTAAATCTTGTGCTTCATCAACTATTACCACGTCGAACTTAGGCATGAGATCGTAATGCTTTTTGTTAAAGTCTACGATCATGTCAGTCATGTCATACTTGTTTCGTGCTTGCTTATATTTAATTAAAGCTTCATCAATGTAGTTTAGTTTTGTTAGTCCACCTTCTAAGTGTCCTATGTTAGGATCATTAAAATAATTTTCTGGCGTCAGACCTCTTATCTTTGCACCATCTATAACTTGCATAAACACATCGTCTGGAAAACCAGCACCATATTTTTTAATATTATTATTAGGATTACTTAACTTAATTTGTAGCTTATTAGATAAGGTTCTGTAATCTTCATCACTCATAATGTTTTCTTCACGTAAGTGTAACTCTCTATATGCAAGACTATGCAATGTTCTAAAATTCATAAAGTCTTTGATGCTATAATTTAATTGTGACACGGCACGAGACAGCGCTTCATCTGCCGCTTGATTTGTAAATGCAAGGTAAGCAATCTTGTTCGGTGGTACTTTATTTTCTTTCAACTCTTTTTCTACGATGCGTAGTAAGTGTGTTGTCTTACCTGTTCCCGGTGGTCCAAATATAATATTTCTCAAAACGGTGTGTCCTCTCCCATGTCCGGTGTTTTTAATTCATCTTGATTTTTTCTTTGCCAAGGTAAATACCAAAGATAAGCTGTTTTACCTTTTATCTTACGACGACCATCGCCGCCACCTAATTTATTTCTAATGTGAGCCATCATTTCTGTGGAACTAAAATCTTTAAAATCATTCTTTTTCAAAAACTTCTGCAACCAATCTGACTTAAAATACGCTGTCATCTTGTTTATTTCTACTTCTTTTTCTGCTCCGTTGTCCTTGATCTTTTCTACATACTTGCGTTCTTCAAACAACGCTTTACCTATTTCTATCTCATCGATATGCTCTGCTTCACCTTGGTCCTCTAAAAATCTTTCTAGTAAACTTTCAAACCTACCAGCCTTTGTTATCTCATGTGGCATTTGTATTACTTCGACAACCTCTAATAATGTTTGTAGTCTCGTGTCCCAATCATTTGGCCTCATTAAGTTCGGCATGATATTAATTTCATTCATGCATGCTTTTCTAAACCTGTGTTGGTCATACAGTTGCTCTGTTGATAATTTTAATCGTCTACCGTCTATATTTAAAAACCACGTTGATTCATCACTTTCAAATTTTGTTAAGTCACTTACTTGATGTTCAAATGAATTACCGATACCGTATTGTCTTGCACGACACTGTAACGGTGAGCATACTGCACACATCGGTTGGTCTTTACATTTGTATTGATAATCTTTTCGTTCATGTTGTCTGATTGTCTTTTGCACTTGTTGCGATCGTAATGGCGGGTCCATATATTTATGATTGAATTCATCTATTTTAGCTTGCCACTCTTCTGGCCACTTCTTCTTTGCATACACTGCATACTGATACAATGTATTATCTCTACCGCCTTGTGGTATACCTTGTGCCATTAATGTAGCAATGCACGGTGGACCATCATTTAATTCATCTACTTGTACTTTTCTTTCTACTTTAAAATTTACTAAATCTTCTTCCGATATGCAGTATTGATCATAAAGGTCGAAGAAATCATTAAGGTTAAGACTAGTCCCGTCATCATTAAAAGAATAACGTAAGCTATCATCACCGCCATGATAGGGAAGATTAA